CCGCACCCTCCCACCCGGTTACGCCGAAGCCTACGAAACACAACTGGCTACGCTCTTGGCTCACCAAGAGATCCGACAGCGCAGCTACACTTCAAACCTCACAGCCAAACGGGTCCACGACCTAATCCACCTAACGACCGGCGACAAAGACCAAGCAGAAAAGCAGGAAGCCAAATTCATTCTTAACGAGATGCGAGTAGGCCGAATCCCAACCGTCGAAGACTGGTAACCAATCATGCCCGCAAAACGAACAATTAAAAGAGTTCACAAAATTACCCGTCCCGCGTACTCTGGCCTGGAGAAGAAGAAAGCAGGCAGTGAGAGTCGAAGAAAAAAACGAGCTGCTGTTCTTCGTACAATGAGAAAAGGCGGGAAGCACGAAGGTAAGCGACAACCAGGAGCCTTCACACTTCGTCGTTGGGTTAAGGGAGGCTAGCAACCATGGACGCACAAGACCTACTGGGCAAACCGTCAACCGGCGAATACAACCCGGAAGCCATCCAAGGCTTCTTCTCAATCCAGTCTCGGCGTCCACCATTCTCCCCGCGCTGGATCCCGCTCATGATGTCGGACAGCCGAATCCAATTCGGCCTACGCCTCATCAAAGGCCCGATCCTCGCCAGCTCCCGATTCTGGATCGACGACCCCGACTCCTCCTCCGGCAAAAACAGCGAAGTCAAAGACTTCTGCATTAAGAACATCGTCCAATTCTGGCGATGGTCAGCAGTCAAAGCCCTGCGCGCCGTCGAGTGGGGCTACTCCGGTTCCGAAGCCATGTTCAACGTACGAGACGACAACGTATGCTTCGAGAGTCTCCGCTCCCTCCATGCAAAAGACACCCGCCTCTTAACTGTCGACGGCGAGAAGATCGGCATCAATGTAAGCAACGTAAAAGGCAGACGAGGCCGTGTCTATCTGGGCGGACCCAAGGGCTTCTGGCACACCCAAAACCGCGAAGACCACCCCTACTATGGTCTCAGCCAGCTTTTTGGTGCATTCCAACCCTACCTAGAGTTCTATTCGGATGGGGGTGCTAAAGACATCCGCCGCCTCTACTACCACAAGTACGCCTTCTCGGGCGAGAAAGGCTACTACCCCGTCGGCGACGATCCCACCACAGGGGGCGGACCTGGATCCCGCAGCAACCGCGACACCATGCGGAACATTCTAGAGAAACGCCGCTCGGGCGCTCCCGTTTTCTTCCCCGGCCTATACGACGACCAGGGCAACCGCAAATGGGTTATCGAAGACGCCCAACCAGGGCCCGGCAACGCTGACATCCTCGAATACCACCGAGACCTAAAAACAGAAATCTTCGAGGGCATGGGAATCCCCAGCGAAATCATCGAAGCGGCAACCGTCGGCTCGGGCTGGTCAGGCCGCAGCATCCCACAAGCCGCCTTCTTCTCCATCCTCCAAGACATGGTCAACTGGCTCATCTTCGACTTCGACACCCAAATCCTACGCCCCCTCGTCACCCTCAACTTCGGCATCAAAGACCCCCAGTACCAAATCGTTCCCTTCGGCCTGCTCCAGGGCAGCGAAAAGGAAATGAAGCAAGAGCAATCCAACCAAGCCGAAGAACCCAACGAAGCCCCAGCCCCCGAAGCAGATATCCCCGAAGACCGCCGCAGCGCATCCCAATTCAGCATGGTCGTATAACCAGACCCACATTTAACAAAGGAGAAAAGATTGATGAGAAAAAGACTACTTAATTTGCTGATAGCTCAGATCATGTCGAAGTCACCGACACTTGGAAAAGAGTTGATCGACGACATCCTTGACAAGATCGAAGATCGCATTGCGGCGAGTCCTAGCACAGTTGACGATGCAATTATTTTGCCTCTGATTAAGCTGCTTCGGGATACTGCTGGGATTCCCGATGATATCGGAGGCGATGAAGACTAGTGCCAGACGACATCAGATCGGGAACATGACAGCATCCCGAGGAAAACTAAAACGAGCTTTGAAACCCTCCTGAAAGAGAATGACCAGACAACTCAAACCAGTCCGGTGGGGCCGAGTCCCGGAGATCGACAAACGTCTCCGCGTCGGTACCACTGCCTGGACCAAACAACCCGACCGACTCAAGCACTTATCAGTCTGGCGATACCTGCACAAACTAGGAACACACAACCAGATCCGATCCCGAGCCCGACGCAAGGGCGTGAAACCAACCAGCGACTTGCGGCTCACCCAAAAACTCGGGGTCGCCCGCGTCATGGGCGGCCTCAAATAAAAACCGCAATCTGCGGCAGGTCTCCCTATGCCAAACATCACATCCGGTTCCGGGAGCCACGCCCCAACCACCGCCGCAACCAGCGACAAGGGACAGGTCCTCTCCCCGGTCTTCAAGCTAAACGGCATCCCCTGCCTCGACCCTTCCCCACTACTCCGCCAACTCTCAGCCAGCCACAAAGACGCGGGCCTAGCTCTTCTCTTTCAGGGAAAGGCGAACGCCTGGGTGGAGGTCTGCGGACGAAACCCTTCCTACGGCTGGCTCCTCATCTCGGGCACCACTCTTCGCAGCATCGAGAAAAACTACCAGCGCCCAGTCCACACCCTACGCATCGAAGACGGCAACGGCCGCTTCTTCCAACGCAACGCGGTCTGCATCACCCGCTACATCGCCGTCACCTCTAGCCTCGCTTCCGCATCCGGCATAGACAACGACGTCGCCTACCTTGTCGAACTAGCAGACAGCCGCTACTACGCCCCCTGGTCAACAGCCTCCACCGAATTCAACGTCCGCACCGTGGACGCAATGGACTGGAAGAAACCAGTCGCGGGAGTCCGCACCAACTTCGACTTCAACAATGGACCCGGCGATCTCGACTGGATGCAAGTTCTCTTCCAGATGTGGAACTCGACCGGCCTCTTCGATCTCCTCGGCCCGCTATCATTCCACGCCACCAGCACCTTCCCCTACCTCGGCCCGGAAAGCCTGAAGATGCCGGGCGTCAATGCCTGGGAATCCTTCAACAGCATCATCGAAAGCATCGGCTGGAATATCTGCCCCGCGTACAACATCACGGGCGGCGGCTACACACTCTACGGCAGCGATGCCAGACCCACCAAGAGAGAAAACGCAGCCTTCGCAACCGCCCGCAACTCAGCCCTAGAAGCGACCGAAGGATCTGGCGAACGAGGCCCCCTACCCGAAATAATCCGCGTTTACGTCCCCTCCCGCGCGTACGGCTGGGACTCTACCCAAGACATCCACGACAGCCAAACCGCTCAAGAGTTCTGGGACACATTCCCCACCCGCCACGTCAACTACCCCGTCAATAATCTCCTCCCCGGTCACACCAATCAAGTAATCCCCGGAGCCGTCAAAAACGTATGGGGCACAATCCCCTACATGACAGACGACATGGGAAATGTCTTTGCGGAAGACGACCTCCGCAACCATATGCAATCCCTGGCAGTCGCGCACGCCCAACGCATGCGAGGCGAGCAACACGCCTCCTTCAAATTCTTCGGCCTATGGCCTACCCGCGTCGGCACCCGATTCACCGGAGTAGCCTACTACGATTTTGGCGACGGGATGCGATCACGCTGGTTCACCCGACCACAAAACCTCAACCCCACAAAGCTCGACCTCACCGGCCTCTCTGAAAGAAAACCAGCCACTCCCAGCGAGGACACCCAGGCACCCGCCGACACGATGCGCCAACAGGCCCCGCGCACCCGTCGTCAACGCGGCATCGTCTTCTCCACCCTCAACGTCCACTGCTACACCCACCCCATCGCCTTCGGAGCAGCCCGTTCCGACAACGACACAATAGCTCCCGGCCGTTGGGCATGGGTCCTGCTCCAAGCATCCAAAATCGACTACACCCTCGGAGTCCAAACCTACGTCTCGTCCGACCGATTCGTCCGCGCATTCAACGCAACAGACGACGCCATCCCCTTCAGCGTAGCCTGTGAAATCGACTACGTGTACGAAGCCGGTATGCAGGGCGAGTGGCACATCATCAACCACTGGCAACAGTACCCCGACGTCCAAAACCTCTGCCCACCCAGCAAGACCCAAGAACTCGACCAATCCGTATGGAGGGTCCGCCGCGCCAAAACTATCAATGTAAACCGACAAAGCTCATTACGTCTGGGCTGGCCTGTCGGTGCCCAAGCCGAAGAATGCACCGCCCTCATCGAAAACTCGCCCGGTCCCCGGAACGCCCTATTCCAATCCCGGCACCCTGACGAACACCCTCGTTGGATCTACGACGCCGCAATCCACGGCAGCCTGGAGATTGGCACCTACCTAAAATTCCAAAACAACGAGAAGTCCGCCTGGCTCGGTCCTCCAGAAACCCACCGACAAGTGGGAGTCCGCGTCGGCTTCCGCCTACCAGGCAACAGAGCCCGTACCGGCAGCTACCTTGTTGCCGGTCCTGTAAACGGCACATGCGTACAAACCGAATGGTTCGGTCCCGGTCGCGAGTTCGTAGTCTCTATGAACGCCTACACAGGTTCCGGCTGTACCGGCACTTTCCGTTGCATCACCATGAACTTCGTCAATGGCCTCCTCACCCAAACCAACCCCAGCGAACTCGGCACACTCCCCACTCCCAGACACGACGTAACATGCAAGGACTATCCCCAGAGCGACTGGGACCCCTGCGGCTCCGAACAAATGTCACCCAACTTCTTCCGCCCAATTCCTCCGGTCAGTCACCCAGACGACAATGACCAAAGTGGCGGACAAAACAAGATATCCAATCCTTCAATAACCTAACCGACACCAACACCGGAACACAGGCTGAAGGACCTCCCACCGTCTAATGTCTAGAATCGCCGGAACACAGGGTGCTCTTTACGTCGACCCAAAAGACATCTTCAACAGCTCCCCGCCCGAAGACTCTTTCGGACCCGACAGCCCCAACGACATCCAAGAGCCCGACACCTCTCCCGAGTTGGCAACCCCAGACACCCTACTGGGAACAAAGTCATCCGGCCCACAACCTCCGCCCACGCCCGGACCCGGCTTCGAATCCGCTGGCAAGCTAGCCGGTAAGCGTTGACACGCAACCTCTCTGCTCCCTACAATAGATTCCAGTACGCTATCCTTGCTTACTAGGAGCCTACATCTCCAAACGTCCCATCATGGAATCAAAAGTACCCCTCGAATGATTAATTACGACAACTTCCAAAAGCCACGCCTCCGTGTAACCATTCTCACCCCAAGCCTGCTACCGGGCGGCGCGGAGCGATGGGTCGCTGCCCTTTGCCGACACTTCGTAACGTGTCGTGTTACATGCGTAGCCGTCCGCACAGCTGACCAATCTATACGCGGAGAACTTCCCCATGGCATCCCAGTCGAAACTGCCATCCACGTCGACTCCCCCGTTGAAGACGTTGTTCACAAAGCTATCGCTTACGGAAGCGACGTTCTCCTCACCTGGGGCTGCTTGGACTTGGCATCGCTGCGAGGCTCCCTGGATATTCCTATCATCCACGTCTCCCATACCAGCGTCACCCAGTACCAACACGACGAAGGCCAAATACACGCCAACTTCCTCGCAGCCGTCTCCGAGTCTGCTGGAGAGGTCTTTCCCCAAACTCTACGCCTTCGCACGAAGGTTGAGGTTATCCATAACGGTGCTGACATCGAAAGAACTCGTCCTCGTTTTGGAGGTGCCTTCCAGCGTCGTGCTTGGGGAGTTCCAGAGACATCCAAACTGGTCCTTTACCTTGGACGACTCTCTGAAGAAAAGAACCCTGCCGCCCTACTGCGATGCGCTCCTAAACTCCCCGACAACTATCGTATTGCCATGGTCGGATGGGGGGCACTCGCCGAAGAGCTGATGGAAAGCACCGGACCCAACAACTGCCGCCAGGTCCCCGGCTCCCCATCCAACATTCTCTTCCCCAAGCCAACCACCGCGCACGTCGGCGACATCCTCGAAGCCTGCGACTGCCTCGTCATCCCATCCAACACGGAAGCCTTCCCCCTAACCCTCGTCGAAGCCTGGATGGCGGCCCGCCCCGTCGTCACCACCGACTACCCCACCATCAAAGAGATCGCCACCAAGTACTTCGACGGTAAATTCCCCGGCCTAGTCGTCCCCCTCCAACCCTCCCCCGAAGTACTGGCTAACGCGATCCAATCCGCATGCACCATGCCCCGCGACGACTCCAGAATACGCGACTCCTACTTCGTCGCTTACAACCAGCTCACAGCCTCCGCAATGGCAGCACGTTGGGAGGATTACCTGCATCAGTGTGTCCAAACCTGGCGAGAATCAGGAGTCTACGGACAAGTCCAATATGCTCGCCCATTTGCCCACCCACAAGTAATCAGTGCGGATCAGATGATCCCTACCCCTTCTCTTTCAGGAGAAACTCCTCCGGCCCCTCCGCAGATGCAATCCTTTCCTGAAAGAGAACTGGGCGAACCTCACCGCGCACGTGAGCAACCGATGGCGTACGATCCCGAACTACTAGGCAACATCCCAGTAGCCGAAGGTCCGCCCGATTGGTACGGAGACGCGGACAAACCACACGAGGCTTTCAAAGAACAGTTAGACGCTTCGGGCGGATGAGCCCCGGAAACTTCCTCAGGTGAGGAACAGAATCTAAGGATCTAGCAATGATGACACCACGTATGCAGTCTCTTCTAGAACGCCCAGTAAAACGGTTCGCGATAACCGGCACCGGCTGCTCCGGCACAAAGTACATGAACCGACTGGTCAGCGGACTAGGAATCCATTCCAGTCACGAGCGAATCTTCAACAGCCAAGCACCTCACATCTGGAACTATACCGACACCCCTACCAACGTCGATACGGAAGTCGAGGTCAGCTACCTGGCCACCACCCGCGCAGGTCTTCTTAAACTCCAAGGCATCAAGGTTATCTTCGTCCTTCGCGACCTACTCCAAACCGTCAACACCATGGTTCGCATCCAAAGATCAAGAGACCTGAGAATCAAATATCCTGACGGAAGATATTACTTCCACACCAACGTCGACATCTTTCGCAACTTCGTTGGGATCCCCTGCGGTATCGACGTAGTAGATGCAGTGCGTTACGTCATTAGCTGGATCTCCATGGCAATCAACGTCCCCGACACAACCTTCATGGAGATCGAAACCCTTACAGATCCCAACTCCCCGGCGCTCGACGAATTCTGCTCCCTGCTCGGCTTAGACCCGACACCAGAGCACAGGACGGTTGCAGAGAACGCATTGTCAGGCGAACCGCCGTCGGAAGAGATCGTCACTTGGGACAACCTAGACGAATTCTTCCCACCGGAAGCCGACCCAGTACTCCTTGCCTTTAAGACTATGTCCGGCAGGTTCGGCTACTCACATCATGTCGGTAAGAGCCCACTGATTCTCACACCAGAGAAGGCGTCGGTAGGCTTTCAAGATATGCGAGAGAGGCTAAGAAGGGAACGTAATTAAATCCGCAACCTGCGGCATGTACCCCTATGGGGTGTGACCCTCTTTAACCTATTTTTGATGTGACGCCCCGGCCAACCACCCCAGTGTAATAAATATATATAGAATAGTCAACAGGGTTAACCACCCGGAATCTATCCCCGGAATGATAGGGGTATCTACCGCAGATCGCGGTTTTAATTCGGGACATCAAAACCGAAGACAGCAAGCTCGGAGTTGTCGAACGCAAAGAACTCTCCACCACACAAGCTAACCCTCTGGACTCTCGCCAACCCTCCACCAGTCCACCCCCACACCTCGAAGCGATTCCCCTTGCACTCCAACCAATCCATCAACGCATGTCTCGGCCTTCCCTCCGTCACCTTCTCAACATGCGCGTTAACCGACCCACGTGAGCATGTCTGTACGCACAGTGTTCCGTCAAAGCTAAAGTCAATCGCTCCCAGCCGCGTGCGCAACTCATCACAAGCCACACTGCGGAAAGCGATGATATCGCCAAAGCCGCAGAAGTCGTACCGCTTCCCAGACACCCACCGCTCCACGATGTCCGCGCGATACCCGTACTTCTTCAACAAGGCAAGACTAGCTTTGTCGGTTGCTTGCGTCATCACCGCCACGTCAAACCCTCCACTCAATAATGAAGTATGGTCGCATTCTGGTTGAACTGATGTTCGCCCCGCAAGCTAATCCGCCACTGGATCTTCTTACCAAGCAAGGCGCGGCCGGTCAGTCCGCGAACATAACCCCGGCCCGGTTGGAGTCCTTTTTCTTTCAGAGAAGGCTTCCCTCCCCCGGCCCAGCCTTGAAGTTTAACCCGACCTGCCCAAAAGAACTTCCAGATGCCTCCATTAGGATCGAAGATAGGCAACCCACAGACCAGAACCAAGTCGCCCTTAAGCCGCTTGATCCCCTCGCGCAGCTTCAACCAACAAATGTCGGACGAGCCCACCCGCGTCTCCCAACCCAGCGGCTTGACCTCGACGAACTCGTCGAAATCCGGCAGGTAGAAGTCGGGCAAGTAATCGCCGTACCACCCCGGCTCGTACTCCCAATCGATATTGAGGGAGTCAAAGAAAGCAGCCCATCGGGCTTCATGGATCGACTTGAACGCGATCTCCTTGTATTCAGTTCTCTGACCCTTCCGTGGTCCGCCTGTGAACTTTCCCTGTCCGGCCATTAACCACCTCCCCATCCTCGTTGTACCGAACGCTAACCTTGTCCGGTACGTTGCCAGAAGTAAGCTTCCCATTGTTATACATGATACGTTGAGCGTTGACGGTTACAGTCCCCTTTTGCCCAACCTCCCCCAGCTTCCCCAAAAAACTCTGGGTCCTCGGAGGCTGGTTCTCCGCAGGAAACTCACCAATCACCTTCCGCTTGATCTCCTCATCCGTCATCTTCTTTGTCTTCGGCAACGCTCCGTTCGCTTTGAACATCGCCGACCAGAACATGCATATCCCGAGCCCACTAGTCTGGCCCTTTGTCCTTGGAACGTAATCGACGCGGGAGGGAGGATCCGGGGTCTTCTCGATTCCGCCAAGCTGGGCAATCGCCACCGCTGCCTTGGCCGTTTGCAGTTGTCGTTTAGCCATTGTATTCCTAGGAGGTTATTCCCGTTCCTGCTCCCTGCTTTATCATACCTCCCAGACTGGCCAGTGTCTAACCGTTCAGCAGCGAGTTGCATTACGTGCAACCAAAATGCGACCAAAATGCAACCGTCACGACAAGCGTTCAGCTCGTTTCATGAGCCCCAGCTCAGGTGAACGTCTGTACACCTAAAATAGTTTCCCGGAATGGTCAATCGGGATTGACAACCAGAATATCTAACCGGTACAATGAATACTGTACGGTATGGATACCGGCACCGGGTAGTCAGGACAGGCCGACGAACTGGCCTCAGCGGGCTGCCCAAAATCGGGGATGCGAAAACCCCGACGCCTCTGAAAACGGTTCGCAGAACCATGTGGCGCAGGTCAGACGACCTATGATGGTGGTCAGCGCGACCATAGCCGTGTGAAATGCCTACGGTGGTATCACAGCAGCCATCTCAAACGTATCCGATTAAGTCGGCCGGGTCTCTAGCCCGATAACCGATGAAACGGGTTCATCTGAGGAGCATCTTCCTTACCCCCCTACGGAATCCCCAACGAGTTGAAAACGGTTTGCGCCATATTCGTTGACGGCATGATGGGACGGCTGAAAACGGCTCGCGCCATGCCAGGAAGAATCGCCACCCATACGATGAAGACCCTGTCGGATGCTGTGGAATCACGAACGCCCCACAAGGCGTGCCTGCTCGCCATGCCATGTAAGAAATCCTGAAAACGCCTCGCGGCACGGTCGTTGAAATAAACGCAATGGATACAGAGCAGCGTGGTGGTTCCACATACACTCTCCAGCACAGCACAAAGGACTCTCCTATGACGAAAATAAAAACAGCACGCAAACTACGTACGAATTTCCGCTCGTCAGATATCGGTCGTTGGATTTGGATCGGCTGGCCAGATGATAGATCAGTACCGACAGAAGAACGAATAATCAGCATTTCAGACGATACGTTGCAAGCGCGCACAACCACAAAGACTTTTGCAATCTCACAAGTACGCTGGTCAACTAGGTCACGATAACTAACCTCGCTGGAGAGTGTATGTGGGATCATTGCTAGTGATTCCGCGCATGTCCCTGGTCATTTCCAGTTTCCAGTTAGAACAAGGAAAAGACCATGCGTAATTTTACAGCCACAATCGTTATTACTGGTGTCGTCGATGGTAACACTGCCGACGAGTGCAAGAAAAACGTCGAATACTTCTACGCCGACATTTCCGACTCGAACCTCTACATGGTTTCGGAAACGAAATCATCCAAGGTCGTAATCGGCGCTGTAGACGAAGCCGAATCCAAAAAGCTGTACGGTCTTTATACGAAGGCCGCCAATCGGCTCAAGGAATCGGCTGGTGAAGCGATGGCCCCCGCGAAGAAGAAGGCAGCCCCGAAGAAAGCTGCCCCCGCGAAGAAAGCTGCTCCCAAGAAGAAGGCAGCACCGAAGAAAGCCGTCACGAAGAAGAAGGTCGTTAAGAAGTCGAAAAAGTCGTAACACGCTGCGTTGATTAGCTACTCTCGACCGGGGACATGTGCGGGATCACCACTACCTTTTCTAACCCTCGAACCGTAAAGAGGAAACCCATGATCGCCAGAACTAACAAAGGCAAGCTACCGGTCGTCGCCTACGTATGGCAACGAAAAATCACCGGAAAAAACAGGAGTACCCTACGTTTCTCAAAACTGCAAGCTGCACGCGACTACGCTGAATCACATGGCTACACTGGAATCAAGGTCACATTCAAATGAAAAGTTCCTGTCGACGTACGTTAGAACGAACCGCACTTCACAGACTTCCGCTCGGCACAAAAGTCGTCGGGCAAGTAGCCAACCTCTTCATGACCCGCATGAAGATCGTCGGCGTTCACATCAGCGTCGTTGCGGGAGGTAAGATCCTCTACATCATGGACAAAGGACCCTGGCTAACCCCCAACGAATTCCGCCCAGAAAGGGCCACCGGATGCCAAGCAAAAAGCAACAAGCAGAGGTAACCATCTCCCACCTCATCGTCTGGTTGCAAGAGGCTAGAGACGACCTAGAAACTCTCACCACAGGTAACGAAACCGACGTATGCAGTTGGATCGATAACGCAACCAGTCACTTGCTTACCGTGTACCACGAACTGGACAAAATCGAACAAGAGGACTAACCCGATGCGAATCCAAGACGCTAAAAAACTCACCCGCGGCACCGTCATCTTCTCCATCAAGTTCTTAAATGCCGACGGAACTCCGCAGAGATGGAGAGTCAACGGGATGGTGAAGACCTGGAAACGCGACCCCTCGCGGGTCAAGGTGCCTATCATGTACGGCCTGCGCTGCGGCGACTACCTGACGGAAGACAACGCCGAGTGCTATTCTCTTTCAGAAGGATGTGCGGCCCGAGGGCAGCACTTGGCGCCCACCATTCCGACTCTGGAAGGCCAGACTATCGTGGTCAAGAATGGAGACGCGGTGTTGGCTCAAGATCCAAAAACGCTTAAGGAACTTCGTGGACTTTATGACGGCTAACCTGACTCGGTATCATCGGTACTGTTTTAGTGGATGAGACATATTCTGAATCCGTCCGAGTCGGGAGCTGTAATGCGGATTCGGGATCCTTTCCGGGGGCGCTGGTTCTTTCGATGTGCGGTGGCGTCCTCGGACATGCACGAGATCGTCCACAACCACCGCACTTCTTTTTCCTATCCAACCAATCCCAAACCGTAACGGGAGAGTACATCATGTCGTACGCAGCGAAACGAATTGTCGGCAGTCCGCAGCAGAAGGCCATCTGGACCGCCATGCGAAAGTCGGACAAGCACCTGCTCATCTCGGCCAGAGCAGGTACCGGCAAAACATTCACCATCGTCGAAGGCTTGAAGAAGGTTCCGAAGGAGAGAAGCATCCTGTTTTGTGCCTTCAACAAATCCATCGCCAAGGAACTGAGCAGCAAGGTACCGCACGGTGTCCAATGCCGAACGCTCCACAGTCTCGGTTTCAAGATCATCCGCGACAACTACGAAGGCGTCGGCTCTCCCCAGCAGGACAAGACATATGACATCCTAGACCAAGTGGTTGGCCCCAACTTTGGAAAGCGTGACCGCTGGGCATGGAAGGCGGGCGAGCGTCCCGCGATCGCCCAGATGGTAAGCCTGTTCAAAAACACAGGGCTACTTCTGCCCAGCAAGTGGACCCCCGACAAGGCAGTACCGGCAGCGTTAGAGCAATCAATGGACGACTTGTCGGAGTATCACAGCGTCACTTGGACGAGGTCAAAAGACATGCTGTGGGAGATCGTTTGCCAGATCGTCTACGCATCCTTGTACCTCGACGACTGGAACATCATCGACTTTGACGACATGATTTACTGGCCGTACGCTTTGGGACTCAGTTCGGACAGACACGACCTGCTGTGTGTCGACGAATACCAAGACCTAAACGAGTGTCAGCAAAACCTTGTCCAGAAGTGCGGGGATCGGCTCGTTGTCGTAGGCGACACCCGCCAAAGCATCTACGCATTTCGCGGAGCAGATGCCGAAGCGATCCCCCGAGCGACCAAGACCCTCAAGGCATCGTCGCGGGGTCTGGACATTCTCCCCCTCACTGTGTGTCGACGTTGCCCAAAGACTGTCATCGCGATGGCTCAAATCTTGGTACCCGACATCGAACCGATGGCCGACGCCCCGAGAGGAGGAGTAAACGTCATAGACTACGCCACAGCGGTCAAGATCGCGAAGCCAGGAGATATGTTCCTGTGCCGATGCAACGCCCCACTAGTCGACACCATCTACCGCTTCTTTGGCGACGGTCGCCGTGCATTCATGCAAGGCCGCGACATCGGGGAGGGGCTCATTAAGCTAGTCGAAAGGCTGTCCAGTTCCGGCAAGATCCTAGACCTGGAGACAAACCTAACCGCTTGGCAAACCCAAGAGCAAGAGCGACTCCAAGCCCGCAAGGCCCCCGCGTCTAGGGTGATCGCCCTAAACGACAAGTGCGACTGTCTCCGTGTCATCATGGAACCCTGCAAGGACGTACCCGTCTTGAAAACGAAACTCGAACTCCTCTTCGCCGACGACAACCCCGAACACAGCATCCGGTTATCGTCGGTCCACCGGGCGAAGGGGCTCGAAGCAAACCGCGTCTTCCTACTCGCCCCCGAACTGATTCCCCATCCGCTTGCGGACAAACCTTGGGAACGAGCCCAAGAGATGAACATCGGTTACGTCGCCGTCACCCGCGCTATAGAAACCTTCTACTTCGTCGGTAGCGTATCCCCCTGCTTCGGATCCCGAGGAAAGGCTCTCATCAAAGATGGACGAGAACAGTTCTCCGCGTCAGAAGCCGAGATCGGGGGCTACCTGGAGCAGGAATGGGCGGAAGAACGCAACAGCCTCGAAGACATCGAAGACCTCCAATTCTAAGGGACCGACATGAAGCTCGAACAGGATAAGTACCAGCTGATCCACGCTCGGGATCTCACCCGAGAGGCGACCTACGGCGTAGAACTTCACAAAAAAATTGTAGAAAGCTGCTCCCGACACGAAGACGACTGGGACGGCTGCAAACGCTGTCCCCTACACAAGACTGCAAGCCAGAAGGTGTACTGGCGAGGTACTGTTCCGTGTGACATTCTCTTCGTTGGAGAAGCCCCCGGTCGAGACGAGGACTCACTCGGCTACCCCTTCGTCGGTAAGGCAGGGAAGAAAATTTTCGACCTCCTACTCCTCGACTCCTTCGATCGTCTGTTTGACCCGTTTTCCTACGCTGTCACAAATGCGGTGTCTTGTCTTCCGCTGGACTACACCGACCACGACCCAACGTCGGGCAAGCTGCCTCCGCTCCGACAACCAACCCTGGCGGAAGGCGAGAAGTGTCGGCCTCGTTTTCTAGAGATGCTCGACATTGCCGACCCACGCGCAATCGTCTTGATGGGAAAGGTCGCTAAGAAGCTAGTAAAGCCTGCCCTAGATCACTGGGGAGTCCCAATTCTGGAGATTTACCACCCCGCGTACTGCCTGCGACAAGGAGGTGACTCTGCACTGTCCTACAAAACGATGCTAGTTGACCTTGTCGAATTCGTCACGAACCTTGAACTCTAAGGACCCGACCCATGGCAAAGAAGAAGACAATCGTAAAGAAGCAGCTACCCAAAAACCCCCTTGAAGACGAAGCCCTGGAGGCAGCGTGGAAGGTTGCCCGCCGACCGGCGGACTCCGTTCACAACCCCTTCAACATAAGCGACGGGATCTATAACGACGTTCCCTTCGCTGACTATTGCCAGATCGACGCCGTCAACTGGCACTCGCTCGCGCTGATGCAATACTCACCCCTGCATTTCCGTTACACCCCGCAGCGAAACGAAGCCCCACACCTTGCCCTTGGCAACCTGCTACATAGCGGGGCTCTCGAACCGGCGATGCTCACCCGACGTTACGTGGTGATTCCAGAAGAGAAGTTCGTAGCAGAAACCCAGTCGGAACGTGTCCGCCAGGTCGACAGCAAGGGAAAGAGTCCGGCAGAGTATGCATCCCCCAAAGCCACCAAACTGTACAAGGACAAGGTGCTCATGTACATGCAATCTCACGTCGGCAAGACGGCAGTGAGTGCGCAGTGGTTCGCCAACATGGTGGGCATGCTCAAGTCGCTCAACCAAAACCTCAGGGCTCGCGAGTACTTCACAGACGGAGACGCGGAGACGGTTCTCGTTTGGACTGATCCCGAGTTGGACGTACGCTGTAAAGCCCGGCTCGACTTCCTCAGTCGGAAGCACGAATGGATCTCGGACCTGAAGACTACCGAGAAACTTTTCAGGTGGGAGCTGGATAACTTCGACACCCATTGCCAGCTAGCGTTCTACCGAAGAGGTGTCCGCGCCCTGATTCCAAAGAGTAAAGACTTCGACGTCTTCGTCGTGTTGGCCGAATCTAAACCGCCGTTTGGTGTTATGGCGGCTCCAATGTCAGAACGGGCAGGGGCAATCGGTGAAAACACTTGCGTCACTTTGCTGCAACGGGTGAAAGATTGCCGCCGATCGCGGAAGTGGCCTGGCCCGGTCGACCCGATGGAATGGGACCTGTCCAACTGGTTCAAAGAGGATTGGTGGACACAATACCACCGCAACATATCGTAGCGGCTTCTCACGGACACACAAAATGCGGCCTTTCTCTTTCAGGAGAGGGCCGTGTCTGTTCCAATCTAGGCTCGACCCCAAGGCGACCTCATGGCAAAGAAGAAAGTTCAGCGGCGGGCATCCGCGCTGTCTATACCCCGACAGAAAAACGTACCCCCGCCCAACATCGATGCTTACTCCTGGTTCATCTACGGGGAGAAAGGGATTGGCAAGTCAACTCTTGCTGCCCAATTCCCAGACACCACCGCTCACTTCATGTGGGAGGCCCGCCGTTACGACATCAAGTCCCCAATCATTCCGCAGCAGGGGGAGCAAAGATTATCGTGGCCCCGCTACCAAGAGTACCTCAAGCTCTTGAACGCGGACGAGAAACCTGGACGAATCGTACTCGACACGATCGACCGCGCCGCTAAAGCCTGCGAGGACTACCACGCCCGCCGCAAAGGAGTGGCAAGCCTGCTCGGACTGCACGATCACGGGCGGTCATGGGACGAGATGAAGACAGACTGGATCAACACCCATTCCGATTTGATCTTCAACGGTTGGCGGTTCACCTTCCTATCGCACGCCCGACACCGTCCCCGAGATGTGAAGGGAGTCTCGCGGGAGAATACCAAGGAGCTGGTCGAAGAAGGTGTGATCGGCTACCAACGACAACCGACCTCTCGTCCTTGGTCGGTTCAATGGACCTACGAACCAGCCGCGTACATCGCGTACTACGGCTGGGACGGAGACGACAGGGTCCTATATATCCGTGGGGGTAACACTACCCTCTGTTCCGTCGCTAACTCCGAAGAACACTTCATCCAGCCGAAGGGAAAGGACAGCGCTGGTGAACCGTACGAACTCCTGTTCATGGGGACCTCTCCGCAAGAGGCGTACGGCAATCTCTGCCTTGGTTGGCAGAACAAGTGCGAAGGCTACTTCATGAATTCCGACGAGTAGTCACACTGTGTTTCGTAGCTCACTAGTTTTCAACAAATGTAAGGGTAAGTTAAATGGCTAAGAAGAAAACTGCTGCATCAAAGCGAACTCGACCTGCTGCCACAAAGAAAACTCGACCTTCACCCACTAAGAAGGCGAATAAAGTTATGTCGTTTGCAGAAGCGGTCGAGGGTTTAGATGGTGCGTGGGATGAGGCCCGCAGTGCGGAACCTTCCTCCCCCGACTTCGGACCCAACCAAGCAGTAGTGAACGGCGAGTACATCATGCAGCTCACCGGCTGTACGGTCGGCGCAACCAAACTGAAGAAGGTGAAGGACAAGGAAACTGGCGAGATGGTTGACCGGGAGCCCTCCGCATACATGCGGTGCCGGTACACGATCCGCGTTGGTGATCTGGCCGGTGAAACAGTCAAGTCCTATGACTCCGCTACTACGGAAGAGCGTGGCGGCAAGACTGGCCTAATCAGGCTCTCGGAACGCCTACAGAACATGGGCGTCAATACGAAGAAGATCAAAAGCATTCGCGAACTGCCGAAGGTCGCAACGATGCTTAACGGCAACCCGGATGAGGTTGAGGGGGCACGTCCGTTCGTCCGCGCAAACGTGGTCAACACCCTCATCTCGGCCAGCGAGAGTACGTCGGGTAAGCCACAACACTTCCAGAACGTCTACTGCAACGGCTTGGTCGACGACGAAGAACTGAGCGAACACCAAGTCCAATACGACGAGGAGTAACCCAACACGGCACGGCACGGTGTCGTCGCGTCGAGGGGCGGTCTTTCTAGCAGGGGACCGCCCCTCTTTTTCATACCTCTAGGAATAAAAACCGCAATTTGCGGTAGGTACCACTATGGCAAAAACACAACGCTTCCTCGCAATCGACACTGAGACGACCGGCGGCGAATTCTACGTTCCATACATCAACGACCTGACCGGCAAGCCTTTCCCCAACGTGTGCATGCCGTTCATCATTTCGACATGCAACCAGAAAGGAGAGAGTCGTTTATGGCACGCCCCGGTTGATCCCTGGACCCGCAAGGCGAAGTGGAAACGACAAGACCTGAAGGACTTCCAAGAACTTGCCGCCGACTACCCCCGGCTCGTGTTTCACAACGCATCGTTCGACGTCGAAGCCCTGCTGCAACTCAAGATCGACTTCACCGATCGCTGGGACGACATCGACGACACCCTACCTATGTCCCACATCCTCGACTCCGGGGAATCGCACGGTCTAAAAAACCTTGCCATCAAGTACTTGGAGATGCCGGACACCGACGAAGACATTCTTAAGGAGAACGTCATCAAGGCACGTCGTATCGCTAAGCGAGATGGGATTCCATGCGGACCAGGCTTACGAGACGATGCAGGAGTCTACAACGACTACTGGCTCCCCTTCCATATATCGGGAGACGAGTCTGCCCAGGTCTACGGCAAACAAGATCCGATTCGCACGGCCCTACTCAATATTCTCTTTCAGAAAGAGCTTCGCAAGGGGGGGCTTTGGTCCCGCTACCAACGTGAGCGACAAATGTGCCGCCATTCATTCAACATGAAACGGGAGGGCCTCCCCCTGCGACCTACCGCCGTCACAAAGAAGCGGCGGGAATACATGCGGAGCAAGACCAAGGCTGAGTCCTTTCTGCAAAAGAAGTTTGGGGCACGCTTCAATGTTCGTTCTCCGGCTCAGTTATCTGATGCGTTGTATGGAGCTGAAAGTTTGGGCCTGCCGGTGGTCAAATACACCCCGACCAGGAACCGTTCATGCGATGCGGAGTCTTTAGGGTTGCTCGATTTTATGTGTGCCACAGTTGCCGCAACCGGCAAGGTAAGTCATATCCTCTCTAACGAGTTGTGGGGGCGTGGGAAAGCTCGACCCGGTGTTCGTTACGCAACACCCACCGAAAAACAGTGGGCACGTATGCGGTCCAAGATATTAGCAACCATCCTCGACTATCGAAAGACGAATACAAATTTCACCTACCTTGCCGGCTACGAAGACAAGATGGTCAAGGAGGCTGACCGGTGGGTTCTACACGGCGGCCACAACCCGTGGGGGACTGCGACCACACGATTCTCTAGCTCCAACCCCAACGAGTACAACGTAGGAAAGCGAGACGACGCCCCGCTCCGTTCCGTCTTCGGTCCACCACCCGGCTGGGAGATGTGGTGCTTTGACTGGCAGCAACTAGAACTCCGTCTGATGGCTCACGCCTCCAAGGATCCCACACTGCTCCGAGTCCTCAAGGAGGGTTTGGACATGCACCAACTGACGGCGGATACTTTCAGCATCCACCGAGGCCAAGGCAAGTCCGTCAACTTCGCATGGCAGTACGGGGCATCCGCCAGCAGGCTCTCGCGGATGGTAGGAACGGATGCAACCACGTTCCTAGAAGGCATGTCGCGCAACTATCCCGGCGTCGTATCCTTCATGAAGAAGACGATCCGACAAAGCGAGAAGACAGGACAAGTACGAACCCTCTTTGACTATCCGTTGTCTGTCCCACGTCACGAGGGCTACAAGGGGACGAACTACATCATCCAAGGAACCGCAGGAGACCTATGTAAGAATTCCATCATCGAGACTGACGCCAAGGTCGTGACCAAGTCCGAAGGCCGAATACGCTTGGTCGCGACAATCTACGACGAACTGATCTTCCTCATTAAGAAGGGAACGCCTATAGAACTGATGCAACATATTAAGTCTATTATGGAATCCGCTGGAACTCCTATCGGAGTATCAACCCCGGTGGATGTTGCAGTGGCGACGGAAGGATCCAACTGGAAAAACGTAAAGGAGGTGTCACTTTGACCACATCAAAAGACGCGGTGACGATCACCAACCAAGCAGGACAACGAATCCCGATGATTACCTTCCCAGACGGAAGACGAGTTGAACTGGGACCTGGCGACGTCGCCAACGACCCGGATCGGATCGTCCGGGGACTCATGGACTGGTTTTGTGAATGGAAGCAACGGATGGAGGATGTCGAGTTCACACAGAACGAGAATCTTCCCGTACCATACGAAACCCCGATTTTCGGGGAAGGAACTCTCTTAGGAAAGGCGAATGACGATGCTTAATATCATGCGAGGTGACTACTCCAAGCACACCGCGAAGGAGTTAAACGATGTGCCTGTAACCGACGTTACTGTCGGGAAACTGACACGCTCCAGTCGGTGGCGTGGGATCCAGCACGGGGAACTCGTCAACACACTTCACGAAGTCCTGTGGGACGAATTCCGTTACAAGCCCCTCAACGAGACGTACGCGGTCAGCCCCAACGGGGCCGCGCTCATCGGCGGGTTCGAGCTGGGCAGCGTACCGAAGAAGGCTCGCAAGACAGCCAAGCCGACGCCGATGTTAATGGAAGGAGTCCCCCAGGAAACTCGGTACGGTCTCGGTTTCAAGCACTCCAACGACTCCAAGTCGTCACTCACAATGTGCGTCGGCGGATCAGTCCTTATGTGTACCAACGGAATCGTGGGCGGCTCCGAGGTGTGGAAACGACGCCACACAACGGGCCTGAACCTGATGGATTGGGTCAAAGAGAAGATCCAAGGTCTGATGGATCGGCTGCGCGGGGTGGGCGGGGTAACTTCTGAGTTTACCAACCACCAAGTTACCGACAAGCTGCACGACCAGACCCTCTTGCGGATCGGCCGCGAAGGGTTACTCTCCTGGCGGCTGGTTGGCGAGGTCGACCGTGTCTGGAACGTCATCAAGACTGAAGGCACTGCCCTCTGGATCCCTGAAGACCAGGACCGCAAGGCTTGGGACTTCAACAGCACGGTATGGGATTGGTACAACGCCTTCACCCACATCGTGAAGGAGATTCCGCCCCCGAGCCAGCTGTTAACGCTGGAGAAAGGATTCCGAGTCGCGAACAGCCTGATCCCGAAGAAGGCTCAGGGAGACTTGACGTTCTAGTCGGAAGTAAAAACCCCGGCAGGGAAGTGCGAAACCCTGCCGGGGCCGACCCAGTGTGCTCGCAACTCAACTGTTAGTGTAACTAGAAAGGAAGCTCGTGGCAATTCATCAGAAACTTCGTCCGTTCGCGTTCCACGGAGTCGACTTCAACAGAACGACAGAACGTGATAAGGAAGCTAGGGGGACATGCCCCTTCTGCAACGCCGAAGGTCGAAAGCTCTACGTCGACATCGAAAAACAACTCTGGGACTGCAAGCACTGCGGTCGTAAAGGCAACCTATCCAGCTTCTTACAACAAACCCTGGACGCCGCAGCCGAGACCACAACGACCGCCGACTATCGACGCCTTGCAGTCGACCGCTTCGGCATCCCCTGGAAAATGTTCAAGGACCACGGCTTCGCGCAAGACCACCTCTTCTCGGATCCCCGCTGGCTAATCCCAATCAAATCCCGTCGCGGCGGACTCATCAACCTGGCAGTCTACCAAGAAGAGCACGACGTAATGAGAACCGCCGGTCTCGGCCTCCAACTCTGGCGAGCCGACCAAATGAGCGGACGCGGTCCCGTCTACCTCTGCGAAGGCGAATGGGACGCCCTAGCCCTAGAACGACTACGCCTATCCTGTCGACAGAATGGCTCCGTCCTTGGCGTACCCGGATCCCAAATGATGAAAGACGAATGGCACACGCTCCTAACCAAGCGTGACATCATCTTTCTCTACGACAACGACAACCCCGGCACGGAAGGCATGCGTCGATCTGCCGACAAACTGAAAACCGTAGCCAACTCCATCCAAGGCATCCGCTGGAACTCGACCTTCCCCGAGAAGTGGGACATCCGCGACCACGTCCACAGTTGCCTAGACGAAGCAAAGCAAAAGCCTGCCCGCGTCTGGTCCGACCTAATGGCGATGGTTGATCCTCTTTCAGGAGGCACCAAGACGGTAATCGACGTCAAAGCCCTCGACCTCCCTCGCCGCAACAAATTCTCACAAGTCCTAGGCGACTTCAAAAAGAGCTACCACATCGACAAGCAAATGGCGGACGGCCTAGCGCTCATGTTCGCCACCGTCCTCTCCATCCAGCTCCCAGGCGACCCCATCTGGATGTTCATCGTCGGCCCGCCAGGTTGCGGCAAGACCCTCCTACTCAACGCCTTC